GCTGTGGTTCCGGTTGTCCGTGTTCCGCCGTCAAGCGACATGGTGACCGATGTTCCTGACCGGGTGGCGACAACGCAACCCCAAACATCGTTTATCAGCGGTGAAGTTTGTGCAGTTATAGCTCCGGCTCGGTAAAAAGCGACGCCATTCGTTCCGGTTACACCATAGGTCAAAATGCCGCCATCGTTAGAAAGATAGTCGGATGTTGCTCTCCATAGTGAGAACAGTCTTCCATATTGAATTCTCCCACTAGTCGATCTGTTTCTATGGAGTGAAACCAGAGTGATTCCATTCCCAGCGTAAGATTGCGCTATCGTCAGAATCTGATTCTCGGTGGCGTTGTTCAGCCGAAGCGTCGGCAGCCCGCCAAGCTGCGTTAGATCGCGCCCAATACTGCCTGCCACGGTCCATGCGGCACCAGACGCTGCGTCCGTCACGCCAGTCACCGTCGTACCAGAGACCGTCAGTGTTCCCGGCGCATTGGCCTTGACCCATAGGGTTGGATTGAGAACGCGGGGCGACCAAAGCCGTCCCTGCAACCGCGCCTCATCCAACGCACCCACGCCGCGCGGCATTACGCAATATCCTCATTCCACGGGCGAACATAAAGCTCGTTGCCAGACGCGGCCAACGTCACGCCAGCATTGTTCACGACCGAGAGGCGCATCGAAAACGGATACAGGCGGACCATATTGATAACGGCCACCTTTGCACCCGCGCCGCTAGTCAAGGGCACGACATACAGGTCACCGCCGATCCGGTCGGCGGTATCCGTGCCGTCGCTCAGGGTCACGCGAAGGGTAATACTCCCTCCCGTTGCGGGCGTGATGCTCCCAAGCTTGATTGTGACGACGCTGTATAGGTCTAGAGCCGTGCTGTTGTCGTAGGTGACGACTGTCGATTCGCTGCCGTTGGCAAGAGAGTTGAGCGTCGTGCCTGCGATGTTGCTCGAGCGCGCGGACGGTGCGGCCCATTTGGCGATTGCCATAGCTACTCCCGGGCGCCGCGCGCCAGGCCGACGCTTCTCGCATCGACTAAGACGTTGTTGGCCTCAGCCCACGTGGGATGACGACGGCCCAAAGCAAGCAGGCCGTCTACTTGCAACTGAGACAAAACTCCAGCGTCAACTAGGGACGCCAGATTGTTTTCGACTAAAGAGCGATAAGAGGAATTACTCAGGTCGATATGTGTCAACAAATCAAGCGCGTCGTATACGGTCTCTGCGATTTTCCGGGTCTCTTCGGTGAGCGCGCTGTCACTGCGAGCGAGTTTTAGCTTTGTCCAAACGTTGCCCGACGAAAGCAGATAAGCGCGTATGCGACCGCACGAAACGGCCAGCCAGACGTGAGGAAGACTCGGGTCTGGCAAGTTCAGCGCCTCGGCCGCCTGCCAGTCAGGCAGGCTCGCAACGTCAGGCTCGGCCAGGCGCTGAGCGAGAAGAAGCATCGACACGTCAAATCCTCAAAATGCGGTTGGCGCCGTTGCTCCAAGTCACCGCGATGTTTCCACCGTTCGGCGTGATTGGCAGGTTCGAGCCTGAGTAGGCCACTTCATAGACCGCTTCGGCCGAGACGGACGACCCGAGCGCGGAGACCGACAGCGAGCGCGCGCCGGCCGTGGCCGCCGAAGAAAGCGTCATCGTCGCTGGGCCGGTGCCGCTAATCCTGGTTGCTACCGCGCTGTTCGCAATAGCCAACTGAATCGCGTCAACCGTGACGGCAACTGCACCGCTTGATGCCCCCGCCGCAACGGTGAAGCGAAACCGACCGTCAATGATTGCCACAAGGCGTTGCGCGCTTGCGGCAACGTCCGCGCCGCCGGTTACGGCACTTGATTGGAAAAGCAGGATGGCATCGATGGCCGCACCGGACGGCACCGATGTATATGTCACGTCGTCAAAGTCGAGCACGCCATCCGCAAAGCTAGGCGTTGTCAACGCGCCACTAGTCTGCACCAGCGTACCGCCAGCGCCGGTGACATCCGAAACGAATGTGTGCGCCGCGCTGTAAATGTAGCCTCGCAGCAGAGCCGACTTGATCGCTGCGGTGTCAATGTCAATGAGGCCAGTGCCAAGACCTTGGCGTCCGTTTGCGAAAAACTGATCCATTTTTTGCCCTTTTCGTGCCGAGAAAAGTGAGGGCGGCGTTTTTAGGCGCCGCCCCCTGTCCCCGATTAGGTCGTGCTGATACGCAGCAGCTTGATAGCCTGGCTGTTGCGAATGCGACCACCGACACGCCTGCGGATGTAGAACTGCACGAAACCCGGGACGGTGATGTCGTCCCGCGTCATGCGCATACCTACTCGGTCAGCGATCAAATAGCCCTCCCTGAAATCTCCAAACGCAACCGGGAATGCGTTGGCGCCGACGGCGGGCATGTCTTCGGCTTCGACAATCGGGTAGCCCATGAAGGTCTCTGGCTGACTCATCGAAAGCGAAGGCTGCCACAAATACTGGTTAGTGGTGTCTTTGTACTTGCGAACAGACGACAGCACCAGCTTATTCAGTACCCAAGCGGCATTGGCGCGATATCGAGCGCGAAGCGCGTACACAAGATCGAAGAACACGTCGGCAGACGTGGGCAGCGCGGCAGCTTGACCAGATGCAATGTATTGCAACGTGCCAAATGCGCGCGAGGCATCTACGGTTGTGACAGGCGTCGGGCCAGCCAAGAAGCCGGTCGGGCGGTTAGTACCGTTGCCGGATACGAAGGCCAAGCCCTCGCCCTGGGCAATCGCCTCGGCAGCCGAGTTGATGAGCCAGGACTCAACATCGAAAAACAGATCATCGAGCGACTCTTCAGAGGCGCGGGGCCGGGCGGACGCCATGCCAAACGTCGGCGCCACTTCAGCCAAGTCTGGCGTATTGGTCTGGCTGCGGGTCCCAGCTTCGCCCACCCACTCGAACGCTGCGCCGTTGATGTCGAACAGCTCTTTGTAATCCGGGCTACCGACCGTGCGGACGGTGGCGATTTGACGGATAGGGCTAATGTCAACCGAAAGCCGCTGAATTTGCCTTTCAATAATCTCGGGCAGCGCAAAGCCACCAGCGGAACCGGTAGAGGTCACCGTTTGAGCTGCTCGAGTTTCAAAGCCGTCTTCGTCGCCACCGGCCTTCGTCTCGACCTTGCGCAACTCGCGCGCGCGCAGTTGCAGCGCGGTACGTCGCTCGGGATCGCTTGGGTTACGAACCCAGTTCATGAACGCGGCTTTGTACGCCTCAGCTTCGGGGGACTGGCGATCCTCGCTCTTAGTCGCCATAACGCCGGGGCGCGAGAGCTTGGTTTGCACTTTGTCGAGCGCCTCATTAAGGGAGGCGAGTTTGGCTTCGAGATCGCCAATCGCTTTCCCATCTGCCTTGGCTTGGATGGCGGCGTCGTTGGTTTTCTTAAACTCTTCCCAGGCTTGACCTTGCTTTTCGATCAAGTCTTTAACTTCTTTGAGTTCCATTTTCAATCTCCAAAAATAAAAGCCGCCCGTGGGCGGCATGGATTGCATTATGGCGGCTCTTAGGCGAGCGCCGATCCCCGTCGCTTCAGAGCAACGACAAGCTCGGCCACCGGATCGCCCGGCCCGCCATCGGGGCTTACCGGATCGCCCGGCCTCATCCCTTTGATCTTTGAGACCAAAGCAACCGCCTCGGTCTTTGTGAAACCACGGTCGCGCAGCATCATCTCGACCTCACGCAGCGACTCCAGTTTCTCGATTGACTTGACCGCTGTTACACGCGCGGCCGAGTTAGAAGGGAACGTTACAAGCGACGTTTCCCACAAATCAACTTCTGTCAGCGTTCGCACGTCGTTCTCGGTGTCGTACTTCCATTCCTTCGAGTAGAACCCAATCGACAATCCGTTGATCGCGCGCATTTTCAAAAGTGCGTGCGCCTCACGCCCGCGCGTTGTGTCCATTGCAAGTTGCCCAACAACAGCCAGACCTTTCTGGTCTTCGACCATTGATGTCCAAACGCCGATTGGTTCATCAGAACGGTGCTGCCACAGAAGCGCAGGCATCGTGCCGGCTGCCTTGTGCGCAGCGAGCGATGACTTAAACGCACCGGCCGCTACGATGTCGGAGTAAGAGTCGCGGACGCCGAATACGCTGCCGTAGCCCTCGATCATTCCGTCATCGCTAAGAGCTTTCACTTGGAACCCGACATCGATGCTTTTCCGATCCATCCTCTTTCCTTTATTCGTCTAACTCGTCGGACTCGTCGTCCTCTGCTTCTTCTTCGGTTGGCCCCTCGGGGGTAGTCATGTTCATAGGCTGCATTGGATCGTCGAGACCTGGCAATGGGTCCTTGCCTTCTTCATCACGCAGCTCATTGCGCGTATAGATGCCCATCTCTGCCATGGTCCGCGCCCACACTGCGCGGTCCTTCATCGAACCAGCCTGAAGGTATCGCGTATCAAACTCCGCGAACAATGGGCCAGCGCCATCAAGGAGCATCTCATCAATGCGTTGAGTCCACGCTCGGTGCCACGGGGCCAGTGTGTGCTTTAGGTGCGCGGCGAAAAACGCCTCAGAAGACGCGAAGGTCGCCGTCTTGTCCGAGTGGCCGACCATGATCGGGAATACGCCGTAGGCGCGGCAGATTTCCTCGACCTGATGCCGCCTTGTCTCAAGGTGCTGCGCGTCAACACCTGTCATCCCTTGCGGGGTCCAAGTCGCGCCTCGGTCCAGAATAAGCGGGTTCGATGTATTGTCAGGTCCACTAATCTGCCGCTTTAACCACTGGACTAAAAGCTCATGCTGCTCTTTGTTCAGAGTACCTTGAACGGTGTAGACGCCAGACGGGCGACTGCCGTTTTCGTGCATCTTGGCTTGGCTGTACTCAGCCACCATTGCCAAGCCGATGGCATGGCGCGCCAGCGCCACTGCATTTAATGGCTTGACCCAATCCCATTGAATGTTGTGCAAAACAAATACTTCACGCGGGTCAAATTCCCCGATGTATCCCCACTCGTCCCAGCATCGGTATCGCAGTTCATACCGACCGACTTGACGGACATCCCAATTGCCCGGGGGCACGGGGATCAATTCCCGCACCCTTCCGCCTTCGTTTCGAACCTTGATTGACAGGCCTGCACCGCATAGCGCGGCGTGCATGGTCATCATCCGGCGCCACTCGAATGATGTTTGCCATTCGTTCGGCCTCCGATTTAAGAGGCGATACTCCGGGATGTTGAGCGCCAGCTCACGAGCACGGCGCGCGCCGCCGTTTTGTGCCAGCGTCTCTCGATAAACGTTTAGCTCTGGCGTTGCGCACCCATCGGACAAAACCTTGACGCACGCAAGAACAGTTGATACTTGCAGCGCCGTTTTGTCGGTGATTGCCATACCGGCCACGCGACCGCCGGTTGAGCTATCAATTAGATCGGCGATTTGATCGTAGGTTAGTTCAGTCGCGCGCCTCTCGAAGAGACCTCGGAACCGGGACCAGAGCGACCTGTTAGCCATGTTGCCCCGACTCCCAAAACGAAGGCCCGCACGAAGCGGGGTTCAGTGCCATAAGCGAAACCGCATTAAAGAGCGCCATCAACGGATCAATTTTCGCTGCGCCTGCGGTTTGTTTTGTAATGGCTATGGCGTTGCCTTTTGGCTCGACTCGCGCATTGCCAACGCACCACGCCATAAGCGGTTGTGCGCCGTGGATCAATGCGCCCTCGGCTAGTTTTCTTTCAGTCGTCTTAATCGCGCCGACCATCTTCCAGCCTTGCGATATGCCGACGATACGATCTTGCTCGATGCCGGCTTCGACGATGGCATCTACAATTGCACCAATGCCAGCGGGATCAACGCCAATCTTGTCCATTTTGCCGCTGCCGTAAACCTTGGCGGCAATCTCGGCAACGTCTAAAACATCATCGCCAATCGCCTTGACTAAAGACACGTTGCCATCCTTAGCAAAGTCTCGAAGTCGCGGCGCTTCGGCCTTCCTCCGCTCAAGCACGGACGGGTGAGCCCATGCGTGCGTCCAAGCCAACCACTCGCGCGTCGTGGCGTCTCTGCCGACTACAGCAAGGCCCATCAAGTCGTCTAGGCCGCCGCCATCAATGCCGACCGTTAGGACATCGCTGCGTTCAATAACCTGGTCTAACGTCAGCCCAGGTCGCCCTTGTTTTTGCCAATGATCGGCACCGGCCCAACGGTCCGACTGAAGGGCCAAACCAATCTCTACGTTCAAGTGCTTTGCGAGAAAACCTCGTAGCGATTCCTCGCCGGCCTCCTCAGCTTTCTGAAGCTCTCGCGTAAGGAAGTGTTGATCGACCGATGCACCAATGTTCGGATTGGTGATGTAAAAGTTTTCCTGGTCTCGTTCAGCCTTCGCGTCTAGTAGGGACTGCGGGAACTCGTACAGCACAGGCAGAAAGTGCCGGTCATCAATGCGACCGTCACGAACGCCCCGCGCATAGTGTAGCTTCTGCTTAAACACTCCGGCCGGCGGCTCGTCGGATTGAGTGCTCAGGTAGATTACAAAACCTTCGGGCCGACTTGCTAAACCGCCTATCGCTTCGCGCAACATGTTCTCGGCGTTCGATCTTTTGCCGAACAACCACACTTCATCGATCAGCGTACCTATCCATTTCTTGCCGCCGACCGATTCGTTGTCCGAGGCAACAACCTTCAGTGTTGCGCCCGTTACGCGATGAGTGAGAGTCCGCGTGTGCTCTTGCACGTGGATCAACTCGCGCAACTCGTCGTCTGCCCGCACCATGTCGCGCGCAGGCCAGAAGCTGTTGTTTGCAATTTCTATTGTTGGAGCAAGAATCCCAAACTCGCCCGACTTGCGCCAGTTTCGGATCAGCGCAGTCAGCATGATGGCTGCCGCGCCCGTGCTCTTTGCGTTCTTCTTCGAGATGAGCAAGAAGAACTCGGTAATCAGCCTGCGCCCGGTGTCTCCGTCGTAAGCCCCGAAGATCGAGCCGGCAAAGTCGCGCAGCCACGGCCGACACGCTTCCCGCATCGTCGGCGACCCGGGGGCGTCAACAATGCGCAGCTCATCAAACACCGCCAGCGCAGCAGAAGCCTCGCCAGGGAAAAGCGGGGGCGGGATTATTGACTCTTTCCGGACCAGTCGCTCAGACCAGCCCGGGCACGACGTAGACCAATTCACCCGTTGTTGACAACCAATCGCGGCGGCTCGGCAGCGCCGAACTTGCCACTGCTAACCTTTTCGGCCGCCTGCTGGCGCTGCGCCTTCTTGCCGTCGTCCGCAACCAGCCTAACCAGCGCCTTGGCAGCTTCCAACTGGGCGGGCGACGGGTCGATGAGACCTTGCATAACTTGGCCCAAAAACTCCACCGCGTCTTTCCCTTCCGCAAGCGTAGGCGGCTTAGGCTTGCGCCCCGCATTCGGGCGAGCCCCGCCGCTTTTTCCTTTAACTCCTGCCATCTGCGCTCTTTTTGAAAAACCTTGGCCGGGATTTAATCCGCGCGTGGTGCCGAAAGGGTCTC